GATGAAAACCTACACCATGCTGGATTCGATGATTGCCAGCCCCACAGAGCCGATGAACGAGAAGCAAAGGCGGCACCAGCTTACGCGAATGTGGAGTGGCCTTGCTGCAATGGAGTCTGCACCCAATCCAACTCGGGATGATTGGGCAGTATGCTCCGATGCAGTGAACCTGATGGAGACGTTGATTCTGACTGGCAAGGTCGAGGATGGGGGGAACCTGCTTATGGATGCCATCACTGCGCTGGCTCAAGCTGGACAGCGTAGCTTTGCGGGTAAGCCTATCCGTTTAGATGGTGCAGGCATTCAGGCAGTCAGGGCAATACTGGAGGACTACTCAATGGTGTTGGCATCACTGCCTGCGAGAACCATGATCCACTGCCACCGCCTGACTGAGCAACGACTTCACAGTATTCTGCGGGGTCACAAGAAGCCACACGATATTGAATTAACCAAGGAAACTAAATGAGTGCAAATGAGATACAAGTTGGTGGGGATCACTACAAAAGTAAGAAAGTCCAACCGTGGGACGCAATGGAGTGCTGGATGAGTCCAGAACAGTTTGAGGGGTTTCTACGGGGGAATGTGATTAAGTACATTGCCCGGTACAAGGACAAGGATGGTTTAAAAGATGTGCAGAAGGCTCATCACTACCTTAGTAAACTGATTGAGTGCCTTGAAACTCGATCAGGTCTTCGCAACGAGTAGTTCAGTCTTCATAGCCGATCCGTTTGTCGTGCCGTACCAGTAACTTAGTACGAGCATGGCAACGGCATCCATCAACCCCAGTACACGCCCAACAACCAATGGGTCTGTACCCTCGGGATAACCCTTAAACAGCACCATACACTCTGTGCCAAGGGTAATTGATAGCAGTAGCAGGCTTAACCAGAACAGAGGCTTCTGTGTGCCTCCAGACACGTTTGCTGTGCGTGCTGAGTCACGGTCTTTAAAGCTGAGTTCAGCGTACTTAAACCCACGCTCCTTCTCGTTGTTCTGGTACTCTAGTTCGAGTTCTTTCAGCTTACCAATTTGTTCAGGCGTCATCTGACCCGCTTGGATAATCTCGCTGATCTTGTCTTTGGTGGCTCCTGACAAACCCAACAATTCCCCAACAGATGCCACAGCAACTGCACCCAACGGGCCAAAGATTGCAGAAGCAACCGTTGGGGCAACTGTCTTGAGGGTAGCCAACCAATCCATTATTGCCAAACTCCAGTAGCCATCTGCTTGGCAAGGCGCTCACACCGAGCAGGTGTCTGGCTGTGCCATTTGCTCAGAATCATGTTCTCTGCGGCTTTGTCGTAGTTGCCACCTTGGATCAGTGCGAGTGTGTTCTTGAAGGCCAGTAGACCCTCTGTGCCAAGCTGGAACGCCATGTTGATTAAGACGTTGAGCCTGATCTGATCTAAGTCCTTGACCCAAGGCAAGGCTTTGAATACCTCTGCGGTCTTGCGCTGGATGTCATTGTTCAGCAAGTAGGCTGATTCATCTGGGGTGATGCCGCCACCCTTGCGTTTGTCGATAAGCCTGCCTACGCCAATAGTTAAATAGCCAAGGCTGTCAGGGTAAGCCGTTAAGACTTCACCTTCGTCACGCCTGAGTTGTTCGTTAAGGCTTGTTACCATTTGGCAATACTTTATCCATGCGGTTTAAACGCGCTTCCTGCATGGCATTTTCCTGAGAAATGATGGTAAGGGTTGTATGGATGTCAACTAGGTCGGTACGCAGTTGCACGCATACAAGCAACACGACAGTTTGAACAATGCCCAATACCCATGCCAGCACTTTCCACATTCCTTTGCCTTTGTTGACCCACTCTTGTTCCAACTTTGTCTGAATGTCGTAGTTGCTCAAGTGGCCGTCTAACTTGCTACTGATGACACGGATTGTTTCAGTATTAGCCACCAAATTGACATTCATCGTGTTCATCACAATGAGAAATGCCCTTTGCTTTGGGTCATTTTCTTCAGCAATCATGCCCTCAATGTCAGGTGGTCGGCGATCGGAAGCACGCCGATTGAATAAGTCTGAGGTCATGATGTGAGTCAATTGTTGAGCTTCGTCATTTTAGACCATTACGGGGCCAGTGCGTTGGCTGATGGATTAACTGCCGATGGGTTTAACTGATTGCGAATAAAGTCACGAGTCTTTGGGCCTTGAGTGGTTCCCGATACTGGACGTGGTGGACGCAGAGTTTCTTCCAGTGTTTCCAGTAAGTCCATCATTTGCTCACGAGCCACAACTGCTTGACGAATGGCATCAGCACCTTGGGCACGTTTGGCTATGTCATCAAATGCAGCAGCTTTCTCCTGAATCTTTGAAATGGTGTCGGCAACCCATTGGCGATCCATTATCTTGGTTGACAATTGCTTAGGTGTCAGCGATTGGTACTCAGGTGCAACCGAGGCCAGATCGACACGGGTCTTGTCCCATGCAACCTTTTCTGCTGCTGACATGGCAAACTGCTGACCCGAGGCAACCTTATCGGTGGCTGACTTGAGTGATGCACCTGTGTTAGCTTGAAATATTTCTGGAGTTGCACCCCGTACACCAGCACTGGTTGGAACCAATTTGCCTGTGATTGGGTCAAGATCGAATTGAAGACCACCACGGGCGGCTTGTCGTGGTGCAGCAGCAGCTTCGGCAGCTTGGGCAGCTTCAGCTTGCTGACCCAGTGTGCGAGACATTGCGCCAGTACGAGCCTGTTCGGAACGGAGGGCACTCATCGTAGCTTCAGCACTTGGAGCAGCTAACTGAGCAGGACCACCTTGAGGCATACCAGTAGTAACTTGGGCTTCTGGACGACCGAAAACAAAGTTTGGTTGCTCACCCTGCATGACAACCGATTGAGCATAGTTGTATGGAACCAGACTGTTAGTTGTAACACTTGGCTCTACAGGGCGCAACATATTGACAGGTGGGCGGTAGTCTTTGGGTATGGCGTGTGCAGCTTGATAAGCTGGTGTACCAATTCGTTTAGCTGCCAGTCCACCAGCTATTGCACCAGCACCTGTACCAGCAGCCAATCCAGTAGCTGCACCCATTGGGCCAAGTGGAGCACCAAGGGCAGCACCAAGAGCACCACCGAATCCTGCACGAGACAACCGTGGGAGTGCTCCTTCAACAGCAGGCGTTAGGGTAAACACTGATGGGAAAACTGAAGCTGCTTTACCAATGTCTGCACCGACACCAGTCATATTCCCTTTTCGCTCATCGTACATTTTTACATATGCCTGTGGATCAACTTTTTGCTGACCGTAATCAAGGGCACGCTCATGGTCATAAATCTGAGCCATTTTTGTACGGGCTGCTTGTAGATCACCCAGTGTCTTGGGATCACTGACATTCGAGTCAATTAATTGCTCATAAGCTTTGGCAATACCAGTACGGGTATCAGCTTCAGCGATTTCAGCAGCAGTCGGAACATTCAATCCTTTGTCACGGCGCTTATAAATGCTGTTGGCTTCAGCACGAAGTTGGCGAATATCCGTAAGAATATCTGCACCACTGCGTCCCTGCTTCACTTCCTCAAGCATATTGTTAATCAGTGCATTACTTGCCTCAACCTTACCCTTGGCGACAGCAGAGGCTGGTTTTCTCAATGATTCAATTGATTGAATTACATTGGCATCAGGAACCAGTACAGGCATCTGACGCACAGCATCGTAAGGCTTACTGGCATTATCCAATGCGGTTTCAATTGCAGCTTTATCAAGAGGTTTATTTGCAGGAACACCCAAGTCTTTTCTAACCTTGTTTGTTACAGCAACTACATTACCCTCTGCCAACTTTCCCTCAACGACCGATGGGCCAGCCATAGCACCCTTGGCACGATTGGCAAGGGTTGGATTTGACACAGCAGGATTGACAGCAGCACCGATACGTTGAGCAGCCTGAGCAGCTTCGATAGTGGGTGCATTGGCATAGCTTTGAGCAACACGACCTTCTTGGATTCGAGCAGCACGGGCTTCCAATGGTGCAGCAATAGCACCTTTAACCAATGAACCTTCACTACGAGCAACATCACCAATTGCACGAGTAGCGGGTGCAGCACCACGGGCAAAGTCACCCAGTGTACCCATTGGTACACCAACCAGTGGAGCCATGACTTCACCAACTGCTTGCACATTCCGCTGTGCTTCTGGTGTGCGGGGCTGATAAAACTGACCAGACACCTGTTGCCCAAACTTGGCAGCAGCAGCTTTACCTTCTGGTGTAAATGCTTGACCACCTAACATCTCATGACCGAGTTGGGCAATTGGTGTAACCAATCCACCAACAGCACCACCAGCCAAAGCAGGCAGTGTTTCCAGATTACCCATTGCACGCTCAAACATTGAACGTGGTTGATAGGTGGTCGGTGTCAGATTAGCACCAGCTTCCGTTGGTATTCCAGCAGCGCCTTGGCGACCTGTGGGAATACCACCTGTTGCACCTCGACCACCATCGAGTGAGACAACTGATTTACCAAAGTCCTTTTGTGCGCGTTCCTGCACCATGTCGGGTGTTAGGCTGTCGGGGGCATTTTGGTACACATGGGATGTACCATCTTCAAAGGAGACAGTGATATTGCGTGCCATTACCAGTTACTCACAGTTGCACCACCTTTAGTGGCAGCAGGGGTTGGTTTACCTGACTTGTAATCATAGGTTGTATCGTACGCTTCTCGCATTCGAGTTTTAGCTCCCTGTACATCCTCGATGGCTTGGTCGATGGCGGCTTTAACATCATCCTCACCCTGCCTACGGTCAATTGCTGCAAAAGATGCCGTGAGTTGTTTACCCTCTTGATTGGAAATGTTACCCAATGCACCACCTGTTTTTGACGCATCCCGTATGTCTTGCAATGCTTGAAAACCACCCTTAGCCAACACTTTGTCATACAACGCTTGAGCCGCACTACCCTCTCTGGATATGCTTCCGGTACGACCAAACAAAGCACCTGTGATCTGAGATAACCCCGGATGATTTCGCAATGCAACCAAATCCCGAACAAAACTATCACTTTTAATTTCAAATCCTTTGATAGCCGATGTAGCTTGTGGGAACGCGGCTTCACGTTTTTGAATTTCTTTAGGTGGCAAACTTTCCATTGCAGCAGCAGGAGTCATTCGATTACGCAATGCTTCTTCACGAGAAACAAGAACTTGCTTACCTGTCACTGGATCAACTACTGCAACTGGTGGCTGTTCTGCCCGTGGTTGGGCAGGAGCACGACCAGCTTGTGCCAGTCGAATTGCTTGTGCTTCCTCTGCTGGAGTCTTCAATTGCTCTGCTCGAGGTGATTGAGTGAAAGTTCCTGTTTGTGGGTTGTACACAGAACTACCAGCACCAACAACTTGAGGCTTCATGCTCTCCATTAATTGAGAAACGCTTTGCATTGACCCCATGCGCAGTTCATTGAACTTTCCAGCTTGTACTGCATTTTGCAAAGTTGCCATGCCTTTTTCTGGTGTTGCGCCTACGCTTTGAAGATAAGGCCCGAGCACTGGATCAGCGTGTACAGATTTATGCAACGCTAAATATGCTTCTGGTGTATCTGCCATACGGTACGCTTCAGGAAGAAGTGCCAACTTATCAGCAATTAATTTCACATCTTTCGATTGCCCCTCGGTCTTTGCAGTCTTACCCTCTTGTTGCAGTTTTGCAAAAGCAAAACCTTTTTCAGGACTGATCCGAGTGACATCAGCAATATAAGTTGGTGAAGATGGGTCAAGGCGGCGCATGGCATTGGTTTCTTCCATGCCACGCTGATACTCTTGCATCTTCATCTGGT